CTCCCTGGTTTTGGGAGATTTTTTATGGGCAAAATCATGCATACAAGGACTTGACAAACCAAGGTTTTGCATGTATAATGCCCAAACCTTACAATGGGATATGAGGTTTGACAATATCGGGCATATGTGGTATAAGGTTTGAAGGTTTTAAGGTTTGAAGGTTTTGCTGCAAGACATTACGAACGCCTCTTTAAAAGCGCCCCATCCTCCACTATGCTCCACTTCACTCCACTTCTAGAATGTCTAAATATATTATCAGTAAGATTAATCTGTGGATAACTTGTGGATAACTATGATCAAAACCATGATATCATCACCCTATGGACCTATGGATTCTATACATTTATTGGATTTACGGGATGATTGGTTTGTCAACAATAATGATGTTGCTGGCTATCTATGAGTCATTTAAAAACTAATGTGATATACTATCAATATGACAACAGACCCAACAGCAGAACACGAACTCAATGAGATGAAATGCACTCAATGCTACAACTTATTGGCTACAGATCCAGATAAGCCTGATGAACCATTCTACTGTCCAACCTGTGGATAAATTGATGATACAATGATCCAATGGATAAGTTCGAATCATCGTATAAAAAGTTTATTGAAAAATTAATGCTAGATGTCCTATGCTTTGACTGTGGGGGTATGTTCCAAGTACCTTATGGAACCTCAAACCCTACATCCAAGTGTCCAAAATGCCACGGTAAATAAAGATTACGATACACCCTTTATAGCCTTATTGACCATACGGATCAAACCTCTTCGAGTTATCTTCGACGCATCAAATGTCTCCGTATATCCCCCTTGTGGCATATCTGCCTTATCCAGGAAAGAACCATGCTTTTCCCTTAGTGTTCTTAGTACTAGGGTTTCTACTGCTCTTGCTTGATCCCGTTCGGAAAACCACCAATACTTAATTAATATCCAACCTTTGGTCCTATGGCTTGCAAACCTCCTACCTGAGACATCAGATATCCCTATCTTAATAGCCTTGTGTATGGGGCTGTAGAGTATGTATAGTAGGGTCATTACTCTATTATACTTGACTTGTCCCGCAAATTTTGCTATACTTGGATTATGAAACTACACTATGGCAAGATGACCTCAAACTACGCATTTGGTATATATCTCCACAATTGGGGCTATCCAGTCAGACACGACTGGGAGATAGGTTTGTATCTCTTTCACTGGTACTTAGGTATAGATTTCTTTACCGATGACTAAGACTAAAGTAGAGATTAATAAACAGACAGGAAAGTGGCGTTTCTTGGATTTAGAGTTGGGTGTGTATTCTTCAGAAGAATGGGACACCAAAGATAAAGCGTTTAAGATGTCTGTAAAGTATCGCAAGAAGCATGGTTTATTTACAAAATGATTACGAACATGGAAATCCCAGATCCATTCCAAACCTTTGTAGCCAACAAATACGCCAACGCCAAAGGATATGTACATGACTGGTTTAGCGGTGAATGGTCTTATAAATGTAGTACCTGTGGGGAAGATCTCTTTGGTCCGTCCCGCAAAATATTGACTAAGATTAGATTGTTTCATACAAGAAATGAGTGCCTAGGTGGATATTGATGAGTTTATGAAGGACCCTTGGAAAAGGTTCAATGAGATGAGAAACACACCACATGAATGTGATTACGATTACAGGATAGATTCCTCTGGCACAATGTTCTTTGAGATATGCCGTCTTTGTCTTGACACTAAAGGTATAGTTGAGATGGATGACCATGAATAAATGTTATGCTAAAAAGAATAATGGTAAAATTTGCTTTGCAAAGGTAACCAACCACACTCACTTCTGCCACATCCACGATCCTAACGGAAAGTTTAGACAACAACTAAGGCGTAAGGGTATGGGAAAAGACTATGTTGCTAGGTGTGAACATACTTGGTATATGCGAGAGCATGGGATTACCTGTACAAGATGCCTAATGATTTGGGAGAGTGATGAGGATAATAATCTGTCCGATTTGTAAGAAGGAATGGGACCTCAGATGGGGTATCTTTGGACACGATTCCCTTGCTCGGCATATGAAGGCTACTCACCAATAGTGCCCGTGTAGGGCATCGGAAGGTTTATAACTCCTATTTTCGCCGAACTTTAAAGACTTGACAATTTTTTCGCCGAGTGGTATGATGTATATATGACATGTACAAAGTATGGGTGCGACTACCAATTAGACCTTGATGGCCAGGTAACCTGTGCTGTCTGTGGGGCTATGGATGATGATGCATCAACCCCAATGACATTAGATATGTTTGAGGCCCAGGTAGATTTCGAATAAATGAATTACTCTATAGTTACCCTGCCCAGATGCGGATCTAACTACCTTCAAGACAGAATACTTCAGCATACTGGTTTGTTTGTAGAAAGATTTCATACACTTCAAGATAACAAAATGATAACAATAGCCAGAGATCCAGTAGACTTCCTGACATCAGAGGTTGCTATGTCATATTTTTATGATACCTCAAATACTACTTTAGATAAGTTGGTCAATAGCACTTTAAGATATCTATGGTTAAATGATTACTCTAGATATTTTACTAGCACAAATGATATGACCATAGTCGATCAGTTTGACATTATAATAGATTACGATAGGCTAATTAATTTCCCCGCTGAAACGATCAAATCAGTAGCCAACCATATGGGTATTGAGGTTATTAGTCAAGATTATGAGTTTGGCCTACTTAAGGATTACACTGAGCATGGTCATATTATTTCTAGCAAGAGGGTTGCGGAGTATGATATGGTCAAAGAATACATAAAAGATACAGATCTATCTAAACTATATGACATTTACCATGCTATGCTAGATAAAAGCAAGACTCATTTATGAAGATTTTTTTGTAGTGTATAATTGATATATGCCATACATAGTTAATAATCAAGCCGTAGGTCACGATCCAAGCGAAATCGAAAGAGCGCCATCTTACATGGAATTTTTTGAAAGAATTGGCAACTCTTCTGACAATATAATAGTTATACCAAACTTCCTTTCTGCTAAAGAGATTAGATATCTTATGTCACACATAGATGAGAGAAGACTGAGCAGTTTCGTTTCTCAAAAAGATAATGAAGGAAACCCAACTGCGTGGATTCATAACTATGATTCTATTATTGACAAAGACAACATAATGGACAGAATTTTAGATGAAATAGAAAAAGCCTATGGAACTACAAATGCCAAAGCAAAAAGCGATAGACTAAATATTGCAAGATGGGATGTAGGAAGCAAACTGACACTGCATGTGGATGATCTTGGGTATGTAACAGACAACCATCTTCCAACACTTGTTTATTTAAATGATGACTATGAAGGTGGGGAGTTAAGTTTTGCTACACACGATGTCACTATTAAGCCTAAGACTGGTGACCTTGTTATATTCCCTGGGAATATGCACTATGCACACGAAGTAAAAGAGGTTCTGTCTGGCACAAGATACACTGTACCTGTTTGGTTTACAATACCATAGGGTATAATTTAATAATGACAGATATCACATCAGAAAAGCCCAACAAGAAAAGAAAACTTTTGGATGGATCTGAAGTAGATGATTACGATCACCCTATTGATTTGATTCTGCACACAAAGGCCCCAGGCAAATGGAAGTTAATAGATCTTGAAACTGGTCAAGAGTATCTTGGATCAGAGATAACACACGAAACATTTGGAGAAATATTAAGAACTAAGGTAGCGAAATCTAAAATTGGTTCTTGGTTTAAAACTAAAGGAAGAGTAATAAAAAATGTATAACAGCAAACCAATAACATTCCACTGGATGTGGAGAAGACACTGGCAGGTCAACGATAGTACTGAGCATCTAGACCTTAAAGGAATTCTTGGCATGGCACAAGAACTAGATAGTGCAAATGTAAAGTCTGTCTTGCTTCCTTACGGTCCAGGTGGAATAGATTTTTCTTTAGTTATTCAAGAAGCATTACAGAAAACAAATCAGTTAATTATGACAATTGCTTTACCAGCATATGGAACAAGTCCTGACTATGCAGCCAAGATTGTTGATACTTTAAATCAGTTTGCTCCAGGAAGAATTGGTGTGAATCTTGTTGCTGGACGATGGGGAGACGAAGGTAATGGTCCTTCTGAAAAATTAGTTTTGGATCACTACATGCATGACTCAAGTTTAATTGACACTCTGGAAAAAAGAGTGGCAATATCTGAGGTCTGGATGGATAAATTTATGAATTTAATGAAGACTCACAAATATAAAACACATATGGCAGTTGTGGGATCTTCAGACACTACAATTAGAATAGCAAACAAGCATTGTGAGTATGCATATGTTGATGACAACTTGCTTTATAAAGATCAGTTTAAAAAGATTAATCTTGATAAAGTCAAGCCAATAGTAATCATTGATCCACTAATTATAAATAATCCAGATGATGAAGCAAATGTTAAGTATGATAAAAATGCACCAGTGAGAAGACAACATCATCATGTTAAGGGAACTATAGAAGAAGTAACCGAACAAATAAAAGAACTTTCAAGCAAATTTGGAGTCTATGATTTTATGATTCATACGGATCAAGAAGATATTAGCCAACTTCTTAAACTGGTTAAGGAATTTGACGGACAAGAACCTATAGTCGATGAACCAAACCTAACACATCAAAACTTTAACAAAATTGGAAGTCATGCAAACAATGTAAAAGTATTTAAAGATTATCTTAGCAAAGAAGAATGCGGGAAGATAATGGAGGCAATCAAACAAACAGAAACAAGCAATATTAGACCCCTTCAGTCTGAAGCCCTGTCACTAATATATTATGATTCACTTGCTTTGCCTGAAAAATATATTCCTGGAGTACTCTATTTATTAAAAAAAGAATATGAAGTGAACTTAAAGCCAAGACATTCTCGTGTTGCTGAGTGGAGACATAACAATAGTCAAACAATACCAATAGACGACATGGGATCTAAAGATTCTAATCACATGGCTGGATGGATATATCTCAATGATGATTACGAAGGTGGGAATATCTCCTTTATTAATCAAGATATATCTTTTAGGCCCAGTACTGGTGACCTTGTCATGTTCCCTGGAAATATTCATTATTGGTACAATGTTGGTCCTGCAAATGGGTCAAGATACATTATGCCGATGTGGTTTGATTTTGAATTGTGATATAATAAAAATATGAAAAGATCTAAATGTTTTTTTTGCGAAAAGGATGCAACACACTTTGATGTAGTAATAAATCACGATAAGTTTATTGTTGCAGATGTCTGCCTTACCCATTTATCTATGGGTCTAGTATCCTAAAATGAATAATAGTTTGCCTCCACATCTGTTAACATTTCCAAGAAGTGCATCTCATTATTTTGATAGACTTGTTTATAAAAAAATTAACTTTCATATAGAAAGATCTCATACAGTAAATAACCTATTTGATAAAGATAACAACAAAATAAGAAGAATAGTCACAATAGTAAGAGACCCAATAGAAAGTATTTCTTCTCTTGTAGCATTAGAGAAATATCTTGTAGCCAACTCGAACAGAACAAATGAGATAGTTTCAGAATACATTCTTCTTTACAGTTTTTTATATGAAAATGCAGACTATGTTATAGAATACCAAGACCTTATTAAATATCCAGACCTGGTTACTGACAAAGTTTTAGAACTACTTGAAATAAACAAAGATAATTATTCTGATTTTATAACTAGTATTAATTATGACAGTAAAAATTTTGTTGAATCAAGCAAAAATCTCTCAACTTATAAAGAAATAAATTTAGATGAACATAACATAGGTCTATGTTATTTTTACTATAACAGAATATTAGAAAAAAAAATAACAATATAGTAAAAATTTGACTAACTTATCAGGTTGGTGTATACTAGATATATGATTCAATGGATTTCTGACTACGCACACTGGGTACTTGCCTGTATTGGTGTATCTGGTATTTACTTTGTTGGAAGAAAAACCCTTTGGGGATGGTTTGTTCTATTATTCAATGAATGCCTGTGGATAGCCTATGCTTTGGTCACAGACCAATATGGATTTATCTTTGCAGCAGTTGCCTATGGTGCTGTCTATATTAGATCGTACCTTCACTGGAAGCGAGAAGAATGATTAATAATAACTGTCCTATTTGTAATTTAGACAAAGAGTCCGAGTGGTTCTGGAATGCTCATCAAACCATGAGTGATGGAAAGATTTGGTGTGTTAATGCCAAAAGATCCTAAGATAATGACCATGGACTGGCGTAGTCTTGGCTATTGGCCTGTATGGAAAGATGGAAAGAAAGTCTGGGTACCTAAAGATGAACAACTTAACAACAATTCAGAAGACTAGAGTCCTACCATTACGATGGATAGGCAATTTTCTTGGTGGCTATGCTGGTAATCATTTAGTTAAATGTTTTGATTATGATGAAGATGGTAAGTATGGATTTGCTTATAAATACCACGCAAAAATGTGGAAAGTACTAAACATGCCCTACAAATGGTGGGGAACCTATTATGAACTTGATATCAAAGGATTACAAGAAGACCTAAAAGGTTCTGGTTGGGATGACTATGATGAGTTTGGAAAAGCCTATTGGGATAAAGATTAGGCTATTGCGCCTGATCCTGTTACAGATCCAGATCCATCTATACCTCTAGACACAATCATTGTCCAAGATCCGTTAGTTGCTCCGCCTACCTCTGGTGGATACCCTGGGTTACCTGGATTACCGCTTCTAATGAAGTATCTTCCAGCGACACCGTATGGGTCTCCATCTGTAAGAACTGTGTCTCCAAGGGCGTAATATTCTCCATTGTTGTAGAGGCCTCTATAGTTTGCTGGTGTTGTCATGAGATTATTATATCACTTGTTTTGACATACCCTGCCAAGTAGGGTATACTTGAAGTATGAGTATAGACGAAATGACATTAAGAGAAGAGATTGCAAGGGCTATTGAGGCTCTACCAATTGAGCCATCAGTAACAAATGCTTTGGGCATGCGTACTGAGGCTGCTAAAGTTGCAAGAGGAGAAGATAATTATATGACTGAATTTTTTGATAGACAGGAGGCTTACGAATGATTAGTTTGTTTTTCTTAATTCCAGCATTTATTGCGGGGTATATAGCATGTTATTTTATTATGACATATAAGGTTAATCAAGATTAAGCCTCTTGCATACATCTTTGACGTAGATGGAACCCTGGCTAATGTAGATCCCTACCTTCACTATGTTCGTGGCTCTGATAGGGACTACGATGCTTTTCATGAGGCTTCTGTGGATGCCCTGCCAAATTTTGAAGTAGTGCAGATGCTTAATGAAGCGTTCTTTGATCAGATGCATGTTCTTATTGTTACATCTCGCAAAGAAAAATATCGTGGACTGACCTCTTATTGGCTTGCTAAAAATGATATCGGTCACCATGCATTATATATGCGTAAGGACGATGACAATAGGCCAGACTATGATGTTAAAAAAGATATCTTACTTAGTATTAAGAAACATTGGAATGTTTTTCACGCAGTAGATGACAACCCCAATGTAATTAGACTATGGGAAGAGCACGGAATTCCTACTACCAAGATTGGAACATGGGATGGAGATAAGTCTTGACTTACAAAACAGAAAGTGGTATGATTAGTATATGAAAAAATCTAACAACAAAGTATCTCAGCACAAGATTAAAAGAGCAAACAAAAATAAAAAAAGAGTTCAGGCTAAGCCACACTCATCTAAATTTGAAAGACAGCAGGCTGCACTAAGATCAGAAATTATTGGTCAGTCTATGTTCCAGGCATCTCAAAATATTTAGGAGATAGATAATTGGTAGATCAAGACGAGTTAAACAGTATATCAAAAGAACTGAAGCGATACATTATTAATCAACATATGAAAACATACTACTACTCTACATTTGGAATCTTATGTTTTTTGCTTGGTACATTTTTTGGCTTACTAATTAAATAAGGTCTTGCACCAGTAGCCAAGTTGGTTAAGGCACCGAACTCATAATTCGGCTATCGTAGGTTCAAGTCCTACCTGGTGTACTCTGTCTCCATCGTCTAGTGGCCTAGGACTCTGCCCTTTCACGGCAGCAACACGGATTCGAATTCCGTTGGAGATACAATACCTCTGTAGTTCAGTGGACAGAACGATGGACTTCTAAGCCATGCGTCGCAAGTTCGATTCTTGCCAGGGGTACAAATTATTTATAGTGTACAATGAGTACATGGAAGAAGTAAAATGTAAAGATTTATGGAAAGAACTGATGGAGAGTGATCCAGACAGTCAGAATGTTTTAGTTTGTAAAGAAAGAATGTCCACATACTCCAAAGATGATTGGGGTATTATGGCCAAAGAAGCAACTGACCTAATACATATGCTTGGTGATTTAGTTAAATATAACATTCCCGTAGAAAGCAAACTTGCAGAGCATGGTTTTGATGCTTTAATAAAACATTTTCATGATTGGTTTTTTACTATAGATAGAGCCAATTCTGAAAGGCTTGCTTTTATTTGTTCTTATCACCCAAGATATATATTATTTTTTGATGGATATTATCCTGGATTGTCAAAATATTTAGGCAAACTTGGTTTTCGTTATTCAAAAAAACTTACAAACTAAATTTATTTTTTAGGCTGTTTTGGTTCGTATGGTGCGATCTTAGACTTAACCCGACCATCTTTGTATAATCTAACAATCCAGCCATCCCTGATCTGCATTGGATTAAATGCATATGCTTTTTTCTTTGGCATTACTTTACCAACCTAAATGGAGAATTAATCCAACTATCTGACTTAGCAACTGGGATACAGTTTGGAACTGGCTTACCGTCTGCTCCTGGCTTCATTCCTCTTTGTACATATCCATCCCAACAAGGTGCTTGCTTATTTACATTACCGCAGCAATCCGATTTCATCTCTCCAGCCTGACACTGTGGGCACTGCTCACAAGTTACATTTAATTCTTTACACATTGGACAGCCACAGCCTTCGTATGCTTTACCAATTGATGAGTCGTACATTGCCATAGCAACCTCTGAATCCATTGAGTGATTATCAATATCTGCTTTTTCAGCATCCTTGTACATCATGCCAATACTATATGCTGTTGGCTTCCATGTACCGTTTTCTTCTTTGTGTATTCTAACTGACATTGCTGGGTTTTCTGGTGGCATTGAAACTAAAGCATATTCTGATCCAGGAGTACCAAGTACCCCACCTTCGTTCATTACATGCTCTATAACGCCGTGTACAACCCCTTCAGAGGTTGATCCCATAACAAAGTCGCCTTCTTTTAACATATAATAATTATATCATACCGTTAAGCCTGTTGTAAGTCCTGATCCTGTGGCAGTTAGCACAAACCACCTCACACTTTTCGATCTCTTTCTTAATAGCCTTCCATGAAAAACCATCATGGATCATTCTAGATACATTGTATTTTTTGTCTCTTATGTGATCAAAGTCTAGGATTATATGGTTCCCAACACCACAGTCTACACAGCCAGAATCTTCTTTTATCTTAGCAAGTTTTCTTTTATACTCTTGCTTGTTATAATGGTCTAACTCTTTGTCAGTCATTGATATTATTATACCGCCAAATGTTAGGTCCCACACAAGCAATTCACCTGACTTGCGCCACGGTCTCTATCCAATGGGTAACTAATCCATCACTAAGGTCCTGTGTGGGACAATTATATTGTAGCATAGGAAATGAGCAGTTTATAGACGACTGCTCAGGTCTATTAGCCACGAAGATTCGACTCCTGCTAACTCTCCACTCATAGGAGCATCCGTTGTAAAACCTTTTAAAGTCTTATATCGGAATGTTATCTATTATACTACTTAATTTTAATAGATTTAGGCTTCTTTTCTTCAGGAACAATACGAACCACATTAACATGCAGCATACCGTCCTTAAGTTCTGCAGATGTTACTTCCATATATTCTCCCAGTGCAAAAGATCTTACGAACTTTCTTCCTGCGATTCCCTTATGAACTACCTCTGCATCTGTAACTTCAACAATCTCACCCTTGATAATCAATGTTCCGTTATCTACTGAAACATCAATATCGTCTTTTGAAAAACCAGCGACAGCCAGTGAAATTTTGTATGTATCTTCATCTAGTTTGATGAGATCATACGGAGGGTATGATTGTGAGTTTGTTTTGTGTGCTGTATTTAGGCGACTCAACTCTCTGTTGAAGCCAATAAAAAAAGGATCATTGAATAGATCCATAGCGTACTTTGTTACCATGTTATTCCCCTTTCAAGCGAATAAGTTAATTCCCCCCATATTGGGCAGGTATAAATATTATAGCATAGAAAAGCAGGCCTGTAAAGTAACAAGCCTGCTAGTCTAAAGAGTTACTTCTTTGCTGCTGCCTTCTTACGAGCAGGAGCCTTCTTAACTACTTTGGCAGTCTTGACTGCCTTGTCTACCTCTTCTACTGATGGCAACTTGCCAAATGCAGTATCGTTAGGGTTAACTGCTCTCAACGCTACTGGCACGATGGCTCCAAGCAATGAGTAAGCAAGTGTCTTTGGATCTGTTACGCCTGAAGCGTAAAGTGCAATTGCAGCACCAAGGACTGATCGTCCGTAAGATGCAAGCATTGCCTTTAGTTGTGTTGTATTCATTTTATTCCTCCTAGGATATGAATTTTGTTAGTACTGTAAAACCAATCCATAGACCAATAATTCCTGCGACTCCCGCAAAAACTGGTGGTGCTGGGACTGGCAATTTGAATGCAGCAAATACTATGCCACATCCAAAACCTGTTAGTATTGATAAGATTACGTCTTTCATATTTAGTTATACCATTCTGCTTTTTTATTAAATGTAGAGCCAGTAAAATGAAACCACAATGCTGAACTATATCTTGGTTTGTCTAAAATTTCAGTGACTTCATGCAGGTAGTTTTCATTTCCAGGAAAAATTATTGCACTATTAGCCTCTGGCTTAATTTTTATATTATGGTCTGGGAAGTTTATTTCTCCTCCAGTATAGTCATTATTAATATAATATACAGAAGCAATATGCAATGACTCATCCGATAGAGTATCTACATGTGGAAGTAAAAAGAATCCCTTTACAAACTTAACCAGGTGAAGTGCATTTTTTTCTAAAGGATCTATTGCTACTCCATATACAGAGTTAGACTTTTCATAAACGATACCAAACACCTTCTCTAACATTTCGATAATATGTTGTGGAATTTGGTTTGATCTTACAATTTTGGCATGCCATGGCTCATGGTTCCAGGATTCAACACTTTTTACATAATTCAGCAAAACCTGATGATCTTCTTCAGGTAAAACATTTTTAAGATATTGTATATTTCCTGCAGAGTTACCTATTTTTGCAACATTTGCCAAATAGATATTATCTTTTTCGGAAGGGTTTTCTATCATGTATCTATTTTACCATAGTCATCTGGCAGAAGTTTCTTTAATTCTTCGTAGGCTTCAGTAATTTTCTTCATAGAATGGTAATTTGGTGCCATAGATCCAAGGTCTCCGTACTCTTTAAAGTAACTTATCTCAGGCTCAACATCATTAATAAACTTATTTAATGATGCCTGGACTTCATCTATGTAGGTGTATGCCCAGTCACGAGAATCTGAAATAAATTTTAAAAAGTCTTCATTTGACTGCTCTTTTTCTGTTTTTGTTTCTTCTTTTTGTGCTCCCTGGATCATCATAAAATCTAGCATATTGGCAACTATCTGTATAGTCTTTTTTCTTTGAATGTAAAAAAGAAAACCTAATACCGTAGATGTGACTGATAAAATAACTAACAATATCGGCTGGATCATAGTTCTTTGCCACCCTCTCTAACTAAAAGAACAATTGCTCCGTTATCCTCTAGTGCCTTTTTTACACGAATCATATATTCAATAGCCTGTTTTTTTAACTCCACAGTTTCTAAAGACATAAAGTCTTTTTCTTTTGCTTTTACTGTTATAAAGTCATCATTATCTATAATCTGTAAAGAAAAATTATTAGGAGCATGAAGTGATCTAAATGCTCTTCTCATTGCGTCTGTGTACATATTACTCCATTGTTAATGATTGCCATGTCATTCCCCAGTCATTTTTACTCTTGTGGCTAGAGAATTCTTTTGATATCTCTCCATTTTCTAAGTATACCCCGCCCCAAACACCCCACTCTTTTCCTGAAATTCCAACAGAAAAACATTCTTTTCGTACTGGGCAGGAAAAACATAAAGCATCTATTGCTGGCCTTAGTAGTTCATCATCTTCATATTTGTCGAAGAATAAGTTTGTGTCATAGTCTAAACAAACAGCGTTGTCTTTCCATTTAAATTTATTCAATTAGATCACATACTTATCAGGAATTTCCCAACCTAGATTAGAAGGAACAAACTCTTTTTTCATTTGCCATTTGTTATTTTTATAAATGCCAAACTTTGAAAAGTATGCCTTCTCTGATGGAAATGTTTCTACTACTGTCCATCCATCCCAAGACAATTGCCTGTTCTTATTGACTATTGATTCCATAGTCTCTAAAGAGTTAATTAACTTCATAGTGTTTCCGTTCTGTTTGTGTGCAAAGCACTGGCTTATATATATTTTATTTAAAAATTATATACATTTGTATTGATGTTGTGTAGTTTTGAAAAATGAACAAGTTTAGACATTGGCTCTTTTGGTTTACATAAAAAAGCAAAATGATTTAACTCTGAAATATTTGTTTCAATCCACCAGTGTGGAACAGGCTTATACTTAATACTTTTACCACGAGACTTTAAGCCTCTTTCTGATAAGTTGGCAAACTCCATGGCCATCATATTAATGTTTTCTGGTCCTGCAGAATATAGATAAAATTCTTTATCTTCTTCTGTTAATTCAGATAAGGCAACAGCCATAGATCTAAGGAAGATCTGGTAGTCATCAAAACTACTCGTCCCCTGAACTCCTACTATCATTGCCAATCCCTTCTCTTAATCTATCCATTATGAATAACATCTTGTCTAATTGTACCTTATCCATGTGTATCGTGTCAACTTGCTCTGCTGCCTCTTTGTCAATAAGTTCATTAACTAAGGGTGCTTTATAAAAAATATTGTCCTTGATCCAGTACGCATCATTATCAAAAATAATAACTTTTATGTTTGTTTTATCATAATGAAGGTTTGCCTGAGTTTTAACCTTTATTTTTCTTGCATTATTTTTTCTATTGCTATATCGGTGCTGCAGCATAGACTGACTAATTATAGGCTCTCTCTTATTCTTTATATTATTTCTCAAAATGTATATATAAACCAACAAAAGAATAGTTACTGTTGTCCCAATAGCACCATAAAAATTATTCATAAATACTCCTAGGCATCCAGTATATCAGTTTTTGTTAAAAAGAGCCTTTACTATTTCTTCAATGACCACTCTCTCATCTTTTGGTAAAGACTTTATGGCTAAAGCATCAAAGCCTTTTGGTCCCAACTTTACCAAAGGATCTTTCTCTGTTATATTCATGTCAAGGAAACCTTTTTCCCAAAGCATTAAGGTTACTTCTGAAAAATATGCAGACAAGTCCTCGCTAAGTTTAGCATCTATATCTTTAAGCCTCTCTGTAGGCTTATAAAGTGGTTCTCCAGTCTCAGAATCTTTTCCTGCAAACTCTAAACCACCATTAAGTACTAGGTTGTCAACAATGTCAAATTCATCACTCACTTGCCAGACTTCTTTCTGGCCTTTGCAAGTGCAGCGAAATCTTTAACCTTTGTATCTCCAAGGTATCCCCAAGCATAACCATCGTTAATCATCATGTCGTTAAGAGATACGGTGTTTCCATCTACATATACCCAGCCTAAAATGCGACCATACTTTTCAGATGAGTCCATCTTCTCAGTCTTAATTACAACAGACTTGGCATCCTTTAAAGACTTCTTTAAGTACTCTTTGGCTTCAAGTCCAAGAGCCTTCTCAGCA